ATCATACCGCCGTCAGACTTCTTTACAATTGTCTTTACATTAGTTGGTTTACCACCAACACCTTGTGGTTGAGATCTCTTTCTTTGGACCGCACTCTTTCTTTCACCTGCAGTCATTGAGTTTGCTTTTGATCTCGGCACACACTTAGGATACTTGCGCTTCGATCCTTTTACTTTTGCGCGCCCACACTTTTGAAACTTACCTTTCTTCTTGGGTGCTCCGATATCGACCCAATCGCCTTTCGGGCCTTTTCCAAACCATTCTTTCAGGCTCATCAAGACATCCTGGTTCGTTTCCGTTTACCTGCCATCAATCGATTCTGACCTCTGGCCTCGATAAACCCACCCGTGCTTTTGTTTTTAGGCTTTGGTCCTTTAAAATCTTTGCGTTTTACACCAGATGGATCTTTGATCTTGCCAGCACAAATACGACTTGCATAAGCATTTGCATATGCCGAAGGGTATACCTTGAACTTTCTTTTAGCTGCAGCCTTGCCTCGAGCGCATAACTTAGTCATTAACTTATACTCACTATAGTTGAACCATTTGTGGCAACGCTAACAGTGCCGACACTAGCCGTGGCGCTGAGTCCAGACGTTGATGGTGTGGAGATGTTCTGCCACACGTTACCCAAATATACTTGAAGAACACCCTCTGTGGTATTCCAAATCACCGCACCAGCATTAAATTTTAACTGATCTCTTCTTTCTGCAGTAAACTGTGGCGTGTCATCTGGGTCAAAGCTATCAAGACTGAGCTCTATTAACCGAATGGTTCTATTAAAAGTAGATGGCTCAACAACCTGGTTGCGCTCGAAAGGTAGCCTCCCCTGTAATAACTTGGTCATCGTCTTCCGTTTGGTCTTATATCAAGTCTTGTGCCACCGATCCTAAAACCAACGCCCTCTCTTGCTGTGGTTTCTGCATCATCATCTGATTCAAATCGCAATGCTGCTTGTCTTGCTCTGCCACGCATATCTATTTTGGTAGTTGATGCAGTGAAGCTTGTAGTTTGGTCTGTAGTTAACGAACTGCCTGGGAAGTTACGTTGCTTTAACACCACATTTATTTGCTGATCACTTCCACCTGTGCCAGTAAATTTAACGTCAGGGATCATCCGCTTAATAAATTGAAAGTCCTCGCCATCACCAATATCGAAATCAGCAGATTCAATAAAGACGTTATCCATAGGAGAACCATCATCGTCATGGCCAGTTTCATGCTGATAGAGGTATGCGACTGAGCTTGCTTTCCCAGCGGCTCTTGGGAATGCGACGATCCCTTCATCTAACCATGCCGTTCTTGATAACTGACCTATATTCCATGTCTGTTCAACGTAGTTGTAAGCAACAAATCTATCAATAACTGTTGTGTCTGAGGAACAATAGAACCATCCCACCTCATTAAACTGTTTATTTACAAACGCAAAAAACTGAAACGCTTGTCCCTCGTTTATATCATCAAATACATAAGAGTGAACACTACAAGGTAATGGGCTTACTGCGCCTGAATAAGAGTAGAAGCCTTTCTTATCCATCCAGAATATACCTTGTGGTGTATTCACTGCTGCGTTTGGACCGATAAGACTGATGCCCTCGTTAATAAGATTAAGACCGAATGTCAAAGGTGGGCCGACAAACTGAAAGCTATAGAGCGCCGTGTCTGTCCATATCAATGTTTCTTGTCTTGCTCGAATGCCGCCTATGATTTCTGATCCTGCAGAGCAACGCAGAGAACCAGCGGTGTTCGTAGACTTTGGCTCCCACTCTGCAGCGTTCTCCTGGTCAGAGAATGCAATCAACAACGGATCAATCGCACCTGTCCTAGCAGAACCAGCTGTATTAATTGGGTCTGAGCCAAGCACAAGAACGTGTCGATCAACATCAGAAACAATAACCTGCAGACCTTTCGTGGGAGTAAGGTTGGCCCCAGACAGTGATGATAACTCAACTGCCCTGGTATTTAGGCCATTTGTTTTATCCCAGTAATAGATACTGCCACCTCTTGGATTAGACACTAAATCCTCTCCAAAGTTATCCATTGACCATAGACGCAGTTGGTTTGCATCGGTCAAAGCGGAAGTTGAACCCCAAGAGCCAGAACTCCACGCTCCAACACCCCAACCTGTGCCATCAACAAAGACATCTAATCCGCTACTTATTTGATATGTACCTACAGTAGAACCACCTCCATTACCACTATCGCTGGCATTTGCAGTGACTTCTGTTCCAGATGTGTCTTTTGCAGTGATAGTAAATGTGCTGGTCGATGGAACACTAGCTATCTGATATTCCTGGTTAAGCACAGAAGCTATGACGTTTCCACCAAGTGAAGCTGCCCCTGAAAAAGTAACAAAGTCTCCTTCATTGGCTCCATGAGCAGTGTCTGTTACAGTGATTGTGCTTGAGCCATTGGTCGCAGCGAATGTCACATCACCTGCAGATGTGGTGGATCTGATAGGTGTTATGTCGTTATAGCTTGTGCCTTCTTGTATGTAGAGCTTGAATCGTGTACCAAGACCAAGAAGCTTTGTACCATCGAGGTCAACCCAACCATGAAGCTTTCTGCCTGTACCCTCATAAGATGTCGTAATATATTTTTGCCAGCCACCTATCTTTTCTGGGAAACCTTTCCTAAATCTAACTAAGTTTCCATCAAACCAACCACCCTCTGCAGTGTAGTCAGTGCCTTCTTTGTTGATACCAGGGTTAAATATGAACTTAGATAAAGGCATCAGTACACCCAGAGCACTGGAGTTGTAGTTCTTATATCAACATGAATAAAGTTTTTATCCACACCGACTCCCGTAAATCCCATATCAAGTGCTTTTTCTACCAACAATCTTCTTTGAGATCCACCTACTACTTTTATATCAGCAGCTATACCTTGAGCGTGTTGACCAGGCTGTTCTTTCTTAGCCTCGATGCTGTGGTTTGGAGATCTGTAGCCAGAGGTGACAATAAACGGAAAGCCGCACACAGCCCTCAAACCATCAAGTCTTTCTATAAACTCAACAGACATTTCATTCTCGCCTGTCTCTTGGCAATTGAAATCCTCTATTTTGAAATATTTAAATTCGCTCATTTCAATGCCTCTAATTTTTGGTTTCGCTGTAAGAATATTAACTTGCGGAAAAGATAAATTTTTTAATTTACGGTATGCGCTCCACATGGTCACTTCTCTCTGCTAACCCCCTGTACTTTTTCATAACTTCTCATCGCTCCAAGTCCCAACATTCCCATCATGACAGGGACAAGAAGCGTAGTATCTATCTCTGGGACATCAACCCAGATACCAATAATATTCGCAAGGATCACATTGTAAAATAATCCTAACGCACACACCCAACCGATCGCTGGCCTCCAGCCAGCCACAAACAATGACTTGTGTGCCGCCTCAACTTTATTTACATCCAGCTGTCCCTTTGCAAGTTCTTGAGCATGGCGTTCTGCCATAGTCGCAATCTCATGTGCAAGTGCATTCTTCTGGTCTTTGTCCTCAATGACCTTATCAAGAAGCTTAGTGGCTGGCTCTATCAAAGAACTAAGTATGCTCATGCCCACACCTTAGTCTTCTTACCGCCATAGTATTCAACAGCATGACCTGTTTTGATCATAAGCTTACAGATATCAAGTCCTGTTTCAGAGTAAACAATACCTAGTATTCTTCCAAACTTTCCTCTACCCATAGAGGCTATTGTAAATTTGTTGCGACATTGTTGAGTAAGAAACTCTTTAGCAGCAAGGCCAAGAACCTTTTCTGCTTTGTTGCGGGTGCGGGATTCAGGCGTATCGATTCCATGTAGCCTAACTCTTTGATTACGAAGCCAAACATCGAACCCAAGGTCAATATCAACATCAATCGTGTCGCCATCTACAACCTTAACCAAAGTGCATTTATAGTTATAGACTTCCTTGTCTTTTGCTTTTGGCATTACGGCCTCTTGCTCATGTAAGCAGTCGCGCCAAAGTATAAGCCAACTATTGATGCTTGGCTTAGAAACAACATATCGCTGATGCTGGCTAAGGTGTCAAGGCGGTCACTTGGGACAAAAGGAGCAATAGGCAAAAGAGCGAAAACGCACATACTCCCAATAGCAACCCAGGCCATCTTTCTTTGCGAGTCTGCTTTTTCTTCTTGAAGCTCAAGTTGCAACATCTCCTGGTGGCGCGATATCTCTTGGTCGCTAACCACTCCATCACCATCTGCATCATACTCTGCGTAACGGGATTTTGGTTCTAACTTTTTAGGAGTCATTGTCCTTACCTGCGATATATCCTGCACACAGGCTTACTATGCCAATAATAGAGTGCTCTAACAAACGTATTACGCTGTCATCTGGTGGTCTGCTTTCAGAAATAGCAATGTAAAAATCACCCACCACAATGATACCCAACAAACAAACCATACCCACTACGAGTATCATTACCATTTTGGCTTTCACACAGTCACCAAAATGTGTTGTCCTGTTGCCTTTGGAGTTGTTTGGCTCAACCCACCGTTCTTATATAAATAGGTTTTTGCATCATAGTAAGTTGTAACAACTTCTCTATGCCTGTTTGTCTCTCTGACCTGCAACCTTTCTACTTCTATCTTATGTATTTGATGCTTTGCGTTAGGTGGCTGCGCTTGAACACTGTTTGGAAAAGGTGGTATGTCAGTCATCGTCTTTCTTAGTTCTTTTAGGATCTCTAAATATATATTTGCCTTTGCCAGCTTCAGCGGATTGGATAATCCTTACCTCACAGAAACCATCGAACTTATTAGTTTTTTTCCTCATCCAGTTGTGTGTATGGACGCTTTGGTGGACTAAGGCATCTCGATACTCAAGGCAGCTAGTGAGTTCTTGAAAATATAGCTCAACCCCAGTTGGTATACCACCTGGTGTAAGAAGAACCAAAACGAAGATCATGAGGGTCATAATCTTCTCTTTTTAGTAAATGCTTGTGTTCGTTCAGCTTGTGGAGCGACAAGCTCCCAAGTAAGCATTTCAACATCAACTTGGTACGCTGTGCCTAGAACTCTTGGCATGGTGTTGCGAATATAAATATACGCCCCAAACCCGCACTGTTGAAAGTTAAATTGTAGCCAAGTTATCGCTACATTGTGACGTTTAGCAGGTGGTTGAACTAATCGTAAGTTGTTCCACTCTCGAAGATCACAAAACAGAACAGGGTCTTCAGGGTCGTAATCTAGTCTTACTGCGCCTGTTTGATCATCAGTTCGATCAATGTCTGTAACTTCGCGTCCGAGTCCCTGGCTGTCTCGTTCATCTGTGCAAGCGATTTCGTTATCTGATCTATCGCCTGTGCATTTAACTTTCCCGTGGTATCAGCCTGTTCGACCTTTACTTTGATTTCTGCAACTTCTTCCTGTGTAGCAGCAGCTTGTGCTTGCATGGAACCCCACGCTATTGCACCAGATACTAATGCCGCACCTATTGGTAATGCCCAGGTTGGGACTTTTATCGAAGCACCATCACTCATCAGTTTATCCTCCTAAGAATTGTGGAACCAAAAGCGTTCCAATAATCAAGATTATCACGCCCCAGAGCATACGCTCAATACGATCAAACCGCCTTGAACCATCAGCCAATCTTTCTTCAATTCTTTCATAACGTAACGCACACTCTCTTTCATGTGCATTTATTTCTTGTAATGCTTCCTGGGCTTTATCTATTTCCATAGCTTTTTAAGCCCATCATCCATGATTACTTCTCAGTAGAAGCTTGCTGCTTGGCTTTACCTATGGTCAGCGACATATACTCAATGATTGGGTAAACATACTTACCCATAAAAGCATCATCTTTAGGTGTTGGGGTAGCCGCAGTAACTGCACTCGCGATGGTAACAACCGTAGTAACAAGCGTCCAAATCTCCATGAAATCCATTATTGTACGACCTCTTCTTGAAGCTCTTCTTCCTCAACAACTTTGACAGAGTTCTTGAGATCCATTTCTCTTTTGGCAATCGCGAGTTGAAGGTCATGGGCATCCTCCTGCAAACCAGCTATCTGGTTCATCGTGTTTTCAAACCTTGCTTTAAGATTCTGGAGCCTAACAATCTGGCGGTGCTCTTCTGGCTTGAGGTCTTCTATCTTGTACTCCTCGCCAAAGATCGTGACTACAGGTGTTTCTTCAGTGCTTTGTTCCGTCATCTGCGACTCTCCATACGTTTAAATTAGCTGCCACCGTTCTTCGCTCTCCATCCCCTTTGAATGGATACACACTGTGTTGTAACCAAGAAGGGAACATAAAAAACTTACCTACTTCGGGTTTCATAATGACCATCTGTGGTGGACGCAATCGCTCTGTATCTAACAATGATCCAGTGCCATATTGAAAGTTAATACACCCATCCGAATGACCACTAGAATTATACAAACCATATTCGCTTGTTCCAGAGGTGGGTTGATCTAATATCTGTTGTGGCACTTTAGTCCAGCACGTACAACTCACGCCCATCAACGTCTTAGTGCCATGATCGTGTATTGGGTTGTAGTCACCGGCATAGCTATGCACTGACCAGCACTCGTCTGTTTCTACAATGCGGTTTTCATTGAAGGGATTGACCGTAGAACCAGCAAAGTTTTTAACGTAATCCGCACCCATGATTTGGATAAGCTCATTGAACTCTTGAATCTTTGGATGCGTGTGATCCATCGTCAGTTGTTCGCCGTTGCCAATCTGTCCCACTAACGTGCCAGCATGGGATGCTCGATCCTCTTGATTAAGCAGATCATCAAGATACTCGTTGAGATCATTTACCATCCTATCTGACAACACCGCCTCCATCAGAAACACAGATGGCAATGAGTGCATTTTGTATTCTTGTCTGACTTCTGGCATCAATGTCTCCTCACCACAGATAACTAAAAACTATTATCGGCAATACAATCAACACTGCCAATAACAATTCTACCACCTACGCGCTTGGATCGTAGTCCTCTGCTTTCTTAATAGCAGCGTCAATATTAGTGAAGTCTTCTGACCCCCAATCACCTAACGCCTTTTGATAAGACATATATCCTGCACTACGCATAACACGTTCTTTCTTTCCGTCTTTATCTAAGTCGTTACAGAATTCGTTTGAGTCATCTAACGTATTGTCAATCACGGAAATGCTTCCGGTCATCGCTGCGAAAGCCTGTGCTTTCTCTTCGTCTGTGCGTTCTACTGCTTCTGCCATTTTCTATCCTCCTGATTTGAGTGTTTCTATCTCTGCTGAAAGTTCTTGGATTGCTTTGACAAGCATAGGGATTAGTGCTGCCGGTGCAACACGTTGTCTACCGCCCTCTCCATCTGCAACTTCTTCTGACCACATATCAAAGCCATCTTTCAATTCCGCATGGTTGTCTATAGCGGTTTTAACTTCTTGAGCAATAAAGCCATGATTAGTTTCACCATTGCTATTCATTACACGTTTGTCAGAATCCGCAACATAAGCTCTGTGGTCTGATGGCACGTCCTTTTCTTTTTTCCATTGGAAAGTCACTGGGCGCAGATCATTGATGAAAGATAAACCAGCCGAAGAGTTGGCAATGTTTTCTTTATAACGCTCGTCTGACGGGGCCGTAATTGTAGTAGCACCGTGAGCAATGTTGCTATCTGTTGTGCCTGTTCCAAAAGTGAAATTATTGCTTCCGACTCCTGTAACGGCTTCACCAATAACAATAGAGTTGTCAGTGGAATTAGCTACTGTTCTTGCATTAAGACCAATAATAACATTACTGCCCCCAGTTGTTAGCAAGACAGTGCTATTTCCTGCGCTTGACCCGATACAGACGTTCCCTGCTCCAGTTGACACATTTGCACCAGAGCTTCCGCCTACAAAAACATTGTTGTCTGATTGAGCGGCAGTCCCTGATGCGTAGCCAATCATTACGTTATGGTCATCATCTTGAAGAGAATCGCCCGCAAGAGGACCGATTATGGTATTGAATTTTCCCGTGGTGACGGAATCTCCAGCACCATGACCAATAGCAATGTTGTACATATCAGTAGCGGTAGCTGGGTTTTGGAGAGCTAAAGCGTTAGTACCAATCGCAATTGATTTACTGCCTACGGTGTTACCTTCTAAAGAAGAAAGGCCGATTCCTACATTATTACTACCTGTTGTATTTGAGTATCCCGCAAGACCGCCTATAAATTCATTACGAATTCCCGTGGTGTTTCCCGCACCCGCAGAGTGTCCAACAGCCACGTTGTAAGTATTAGTAGCCGTAGTAAAGTTTTGAGTAGATAAAGCATCTTGACCAATAGCAACGCTGGTTGATCCCAAAGTATCT